ACTATGACGAAAAGGAACAATCATAGAATCGAGGTAGCAATGCAATGGTGTGATAGAAGAAAATGTCAAATGATCCAACTCTTAAACAAAAACATATACTTAATAGAATGGTAAGATCTTATACTCAACTCGACATTTTCGGAAATAAGAAAGAAAGGAAAATATTTCACCGACATTTTAACGGACAGTTCGCATCCACTGAGCCAACCATTCAAGAAAAGCTCATGCGTGAAAATTTCCAACTAAAAAATAAAAATGAAGAGTTGGAAAGAAAGGTTTTAGCACTTGTCAAATATCAAAGAATTTTACTCACAAAATAATAACAGATTATGTTCAAAAGTAAAGCTATCACATTTGCATTTTTAAGAAATCACGGATTTAATAAAGAACTTGAATACCATTTTGAAGCCACGAACGGAAACGATAAAGACTTTTATCTTTTGGCGCAAGTAAATGAAAAAGAAAATGGAGACAAGGACGGTTTTAGTATGGGTGTTTTCATAGAAGATAATTATGATACTGGACACTGGCTATATGACGGTTCAAAGATAACTGAAAGTCAATTTGAAAATATATGTATCGTATTTTTTGGAAAAAAATTATAAAAATTTCTAACTCACAAAATAACAACAACAAATGATACAAGAAGAATTTAAAAAAACAACCAGTATTGATCTGACTAAATTCTCAGATACAATTAATCTGGAAATTCAGGACAAAAGGAAGCTTTCTGAACAGCTTCCTACCTGTATGCAATTTGTGAACATCCTTATGAAAGTTCACCGTCTCAAACAAGAAGAGGCCGAAGTGATCTTTGAAAAGGAAAGCCTTTATTTCCGTAAGTCTTTTATGACTTCTCCAAAACTTTATGAATGTACCGGAATCTCTTTGTTTTCTGCATTTCTTGAAATCGCAACGAATAACTTATCAATTCAACCGGGTCAAAAAAGTGAAGCGTATTTAGAAAGTCGCTCGACAAAAGTAAAACAAACAGGAGCACAAGATGCGTGGGTTCAGACCGCTTCATTTGTGATCACAGCTTACGGAGAATTAAATTTGAGAATCCGTTCCGGTCAAATTATCCGAATGAATAATCCTATTATTCTGTATGAAGGTGATCATTTCCAACCAAAATCAAATGAACGGGGCGAACTTACTATTGAATACCTTCCGTGTATCCCTCGAAAATCAAAAACCATTTACGGCTCTTATGTCTGCATAGTTCTACCCGGGAACGGTATTGATTTTAAATGGCTACTACTTGATGACATTGACAGATTAAAGGGTTACTCCTTAAGGCAGAATAAAAGTTCTGCAAATGCTCTTTATACTTCTTGCGATGGTGGTATTGATCCCGGATTCTTAAGTACTAAGACAATTAAACACGCAATGGCAGCTTACACCAAATTAAGGATAGGTGAATTTGTAAGCTTTGAAGGTGAAATCGAAGAGGTAGAAGCCAGTGAAGGATTCACAGCCGAAACAAAAGACGTTCCCATTATTCCGGAAAAAGAAAAAGAAGTAATTATTATCGAAGATACAGACCCATTTTAACAAACAACAATATTATGATAACAGATTTAGTAACACAGGACTTATTAGAAGTTGAAAAACTTCAACAGATTGTAGCCACGGCTCCCGAAATTTTACAGAGCAATATCACCTCAAAAACAAAGTGCATCGAAGCCGGCGAAAAACTTATTGAACTTGCAAAGGCAAACATGAATGACGTGTATGATGAACAGCTCGCAGTCTTTTTGATCAAGGCAAAAAAGACAGTTGATTCAATGAACGAGCGTCGTAAACCCTTCACTCAGATTATCACAGCGGTAAGTAAACAGTTCACCACTTTAGAAGGTGAATTAAAACCTATCATGGATCAGGTACAGGAAATGCGCAACGCTTACGCAACGGTTAAAATGAATCTTAAGATTGAAACCGACAAAGCCGCTCAACTCCTTTTAGAAAAAGAAAAGGAAATCATTGCGATTCGTCAATTATGCGATGTAGAAATGGGTACGTTCTTTTCAAATTGCATCACAAAAACAAGAGTCGAAATAGCTGAATACTTTAACGAACTAACTCTTGAAACTATCGAGGAAGCCGGAACGGTTCTTTCTACCACTTCAACAAACTTTGATTCACGTTATGTTTTGCCAAGTACTTTGATTCAGGATGAACCTTGCATTAAATTATGTTCTGCAAACGATGTTTCAAAGATTATCAGTGAGGTTTTGTCATTAAATTACTCCCCTAAAAAGTACGAATATACCCGTGAAATTCAATCAACTTTAAAAGAATATTCCGACAAATTGCCATCCAAAAAGGCAGAATTAGAAGAAATTCAAAAGGCTGAATTGGAAGAAAAAGCACTCAAAGAAGCTCAATTAAAAGCCGAACAGGAAGAAAAAATCAGACAGCAGGAAATGGCAAGGGCTAATACAGAAGAAAAAGCCCGTCTTGCAGAAATTCAACGCCTTGCGGATATCGAAAAAGGCCGCCTTGCAGAAATTCAACGACTTGCAGATGAAGAAAAACAACGCCTTGCGGATATCGTAACTAAGCGACTGGAAGACGAAAAGAAAGAACTCGAATCCCAACAGCTTGCACGGGAAGTAAAGGCTCAGGAAGATGCCGCAATTGCAGCCAGTGCAAGTACAGCCGGCGCAATGGTAGACGCCGCTGTTATGACCTCTGAAACTACTAACGTGAAAGAAGGTTATTCTATTCAATTAAAATCAACAGCCGGATATTTATTACTTGTTCAATTTTGGTTTGAAAAGGAAGGTAAAACTTTAGCGATTGACAAGTTTGAAAAAATGACTTTCGACCGTATCAAACGCTTTTGTGAAGCTTATGCAATCAAGAATGATGAAACAATTGAAAGTCCTTTACTGAGCTACGAACCTGTTTATAAAGCAAAATAATGGATGCTTACTATTCCCGTAACGAGGTATCAAATTCGGATTTGAGTTGGCTTAAAAACCAACTCAATCCCCGAATGATGCCGGATTCTAAAGATGCTTACAGATTTGGAAATCTAATTGACGCGATGATTACCGAACCAAAAAGGGTTGACTATTTTAAAAGGTCTTTAGATGGTGAAATATTCTCAGTCGAAGAATTTACAAAAGCTGAAAGCATGAAAAGAGCTTTTTGGAATGATCCATTTAGTAGGAATATAGCTGAAAAAGCAGACGGTCAAAAAACAATGTCAGTCCTTAGAAATATGGATTACAAAGGTTTTGAATTTGAATTAAACACCCGTTGTAAATGGGATTTATGGCGGCCTGATTGGAATTTCGGTGGAGATATTAAAAGTACGGCAGCCGAAACACAAAAACAGTTTGAAGTAGCTTGCAAGTATTTTGATTACGACCGTCAAAGAGCCTGGTATATGGATATTGCAAAAAGTGACCGAGATGTTTTAATCGGTATTTCAAAGAAGAATTTCAAAGTGTTCAAAATTGCAATTAACCGGGATAGTAATTTTTACAAGGATGGCCGGGATAAATACTTAGAGCTTTCATATAAGTGGTTTTTACTTTATGGAAATTCAAAACCTATCAAAACTTACGAAACAAATTAAATTAATACTAATAAACAATATTATGAACAAAGAAGAAATTGAAAAACTCTTAGGGGTAAAAATTGAAATCAAAGAAGGTAAATTTTATTATGGTGGCTCTCTCGACCTTAGAGGAACGGGAATCACTTCACTCCCTGAGAACCTAACCGTTGGTGGCTCTCTCGACCTTAGAGGAACGGGAATCACTTCACTCCCTGAGAACCTAACCGTTGGTGGCTCTCTCGACCTTGAAGGAACGGGAATCACTTCACTCCCTGAGAATCTAACCGTTGGTGGCTCTATCTACCTTGAAGGAACGGGAATCACTTCACTCCCTGAGAACCTAACCGTTGGTGGCTCTCTCGACCTTAGAGGAACGGGAATCACTTCACTCCCTGAGAACCTAACCGTTGGTGGCTCTCTCGACCTTAGAGGAACGGGAATCACTTCACTCCCTGAGAATCTAACCGTTGGTGGCTCTCTCGACCTTGAAGGAACGGGAATCACTGATCAAAGTAAAGTAAATACGAATATCGATGAAGAATCATTCTTCTCCTGGAGAAAAAACAAATACATCAAAGCGGATGGAATTTTCTCAAAAGTAGTTTCACACAAAAGAAATGTTTTCAAAATTCAGAAAATCGGATCAACAAAAGAAACTTATCTGGTAACCGATGGTAATGGCAAATTCTCGCACGGCGATACGATTAAAGAAGCCAAAGAAGATCTAATTTTCAAAATATCCAACCGTGATAAATCCGACTATAAAGGTCTGACTCTTGAAAGCAAAATGAGTTTTGAAAAAGCTATTGAATGCTATCGAATCATCACAGGAGCATGTTCTTTTGGAACGAAAGACTTTGTATCAAATCGACTAGTCAAAAGACCGAAAGAGTTCACAGTTGCTGAAATGATCAAAGTCACTAAAGGAGAATACGGAAATCAAACCTTTGCTGAATTCTTTAAATGAAAACTATCAGGTATAAAAAACTGAACGGTAGGATTCAATTTCCTGATGAATTGGAAAAGGGATTCAAATTTCTTTTAGAAGATTCAAAGGATGGTGAGCACTTAATTTCATTCGGAAAGCCCAAAAGATCTATTGATCAGAATTCATTAATGTTCATGTGGTTCAGATGCCTTTCAGAAGATACAAAAAGCGAAGTAATGGACTTCTATCAATACTACTGTGAAAAGTTTTTAGGAGAAAGATGTACTTACAAAGATGGTAAATTCTCAGGCGGTACATCCACTCTACCAACAGACAAATTCACAACTTTTTTAAACAAAATACAGGCTGATGCAGCGTCAGAATTCAGGGTTATACTTCCAATACCTGAGGACATTTACTGGGAAGAATTTTATAATCAATTTAAATAATAATTATGTCAGAAGAAAGTATCAGAAAAATCAAATCTGCCTCATTAAAAAGAGGTAGAACAGTAGATGTAAAGTTTACACGTCTATATCATTCAAGTGCTGGAAACGTAGAACCTAAATGTACTGAGACGGGCGAAACATTAGCTCATGAAGACTTATTAGAATCATTCAAAAAGTTGGAAAGTCATTTAATCGCAGTGTGTGAAATGAACGGGCTACCTGAAGATTTCGAAGTAAGCGGGTTTATGATCGCTGAAGGAAAACAGGGTGAAGGGGTAACACTTCAAGGCAGTCGAAGATTAAGCACAAAGAAAATTCTATGTCTTGAAACTCCTGTAGTGGAATATGACGGCAAAGATTATCCGAACGGGGATGAATTAGAAATTGATATTCTTTCCTGTATCGAAGAAGTTAAGCTTTATTTAGATGGCAAGTGCGCAATCAAACAGGTTGAAATAGACTTCAACCAGGAAGATGAAAACACCGCTCCCATTATCGCGGACGGAACAGAGCCAAAGAGAAAAGGCAGAAAGAAAAAAGTAACTATAATTCACGAAGGTTCACCCGCCTTTATCGATGGTGGTAGTACCTCTGATTCACAAGAAGGATTTGAACAAAACTAATCAAAATCCGGTGTGAGAAATTACACCGGAATAAAAACAACAAATTATGAATCAAATAGAAAATATTAGAATAGCAAATATCAAAGAAAGTCCTTTAAATCCTCGTAAGTCATTCGATGAATCATCTTTGAAAGAGCTCGCAGAGAGTATAATCAAACAGGGTTTGTTGCAGCCTATCACAGTTAGGAAAGTAAATAAATTGATGAATGAAATTGTTTGCGGTGCTCGCAGGTACAAGGCCTCAGTTCTTGCAGGACTTGAAACTATTCCTTGCATTGTCAGAGAAATGACAGACGAAGAGGCTTTTGATGCAATGATTACTGAAAACCTGCAACGAAAGGACGTTGCCCCCATGGACGAAGCAAGAGCCTTTTTTGAACTTCACAAACGAGATGTATCATTTGAAGAATTAGCGGCTCGTTTTGGTAAGTCAGTACAGTTTATAAGACTTAGAATAAAATTAAATGACCTTATCCCGGAACTTGTTGACCTACTTGAAAAGAAAGAACTACAAATTAGTCATGCTTTAGAGCTTTGTAAACTAACTGTTTACAGGCAGACGGAACTTTGTAAAGATAGATACAATTGCGATGGTGATAATTACTATAGCTGGAAATTCAAACCACTTTCACAAATCATTCAAACTTTATCAAGTAATTTCAAAGATTTAGAAGATGCCAAATTCGACAAAATAGATTGCGAAACGTGTGCATTTCGTTGTGGATTCAATGCTTTATTTTCTGAGTATAATGAAAACAAGTGCATTAAACCTGAATGTTTTGAAGATAAAACAGTTAATTTCAGAGTCAGTCAGGCTATTGAAAAATCAAAAGAAGGCTACATTTTATTAAAAAATGGAAAAACGCAAATTGGTGGAAAATTAGAAGATCTGGGATATTTGGTATATGATTTTAAATTATACGACTGGGAGAACCCTATTACCGCCAATGCAGTGAGAAAAGAAAAAGAAGATGGTTATTTAAAAGCTTGGGTTATCGGATATTTCAATGAAGATTGCTATAAAATAGTGAAGACCCTTAATCCTTCGAATAATAATCCTCAGGCTGTTCTTTTAGACAACAGCCTAAAAGAACTCCAGGGGAAAGATAAACGCAATTCAGAAATCAAGAAAGAAAAGATCATTGAAGATGTCAGAACCTTGATGACTGAAAGTGATTTTAGCAGTATTGATCTTCCTCTTACTAAGATTGAAATTGCAGCTATGTACGGTCTTGCGCTTCGTGATTCAAGTTTGACAACTGAAATTCAGGATACATTTGATAAGTCCTTAAGTTACATTGATAACTGCAAAAACCTGAATACTCCTATTCAAAATAGAATCGTTCGCTCCTTTATCCGTAAACAATCTATTGAGGGTGAAGTAACTTATTCGGAAAATATCCAATCCATTATCTTATCGGTATCTAAAGAATCTTATCCGGATAAAACAACCCGTATCGAACTTAAGCATGAAGATACCTACCTGAAGAGAAAAGAACGTATTGACGAACAAATTAAATCCTTATCATGAACATTCAAAAATCGGATAAGTATTTTATCATCTCTTTTGCTTACCGACCAAATTTAGTTGACGCCGTAAAACTCCTACCTGGAAAGAGGTGGGACGGCGTTAATAAATGCTGGTTAGTTCCTTTAGAGTATGAAGAAAGCGTAACAGCGTTCGCTACTCGTTGCGGCTTTAAATTCGGGAAAGCAGTAGTTATGAGTGAAGAGGTAGAGTTTGAAACTATCCCTATGCCGGAGCTCACAACAGAACTTAAGTTAGCGGATGGGTTCAATCCTTACCCTTACCAACTTCAAGGGATTCAAAGAGGTTTAGACCTTAAAAGATTCCTTAACGGTGATAAACCAGGGCTTGGAAAAACCATGCAAGCAATCGCAACGGTTCACACTCCTAAAGCCTACCCTTGTCTTGTGATTTGTCCCTCTACTTTGAAAGAGAACTGGAAACGGGAGTTTAAAAAAGTAACCGGGAAAGATCGTTCAATGGTTCTTGAAGATTCAAACAAAAGGACTTTCCCACAATTCTATTCAGCTGGGTTAACTGATGTCTTCATTACCAATTTTGAAAGCCTAAAGAAGTACTTTGTATTTAAAATGACCAATACTGAAGGTCAACGATTAACCCTTAAACACATCCAATTCAAACCGGAAATAGCAATGTTTAAAAGTATCATCATTGATGAATCGCACAGGGTTAAAAATGGAAGTGCACAAAGTTCAAAATTCTGTATGGGCATTGCTTCAGGGAAAGAATATGTAATTCTTCTATCAGGAACACCTGTGATTAATAATCCTAAAGATTTAGTTTCTCAACTTCATATTATGGGACGCCTTCCGGATTTTGGGGGATATCAGGGCTTTGTAAATCGCTATTGCGCTGGGATGTCAGGAGCCAGTAATTTGCGAGAACTTAATTACAGACTTAATAAGACTTGTTTCTTTCAACGTGAAAAACACGATGTACTTAAAGACTTACCCGCAAAAGTTCGACAGACTGTTATTTGTGAAATTTCAAACCGAAAAGAGTACATAGATGCCGAAGCTGACCTTGTGAGATATTTGAGAGAATATAAACAAGCTTCAGACGAAAAGATACAGAAGAGCATGAAGGGTGAAGTAATGGTCCGGATTAATGTACTCAGACAAATTTCAGCCCGTGGGAAAGTCGCTGAGGTAGTTGACTTTGTGAATGACATGTTAGAGCAGGATGAAAAAGTAATCTTATTTGTAAATCTTCACGAAGTAGGTAACGAATTAAGAAAACATTTTCCAAAAGCCGTTGCAGTTACCGGATTAGATTCAAAGGAATCACGCCAGCAGGCAGTTGATAGATTCCAAACAGATCCTTCCTGCACTCTTATTATTTGCTCGATCAAGGCCGCCGGGGTAGGTCTTACCTTAACCGCTTCCTCGAATGTTGCCTTTGTAGAATTCCCTTGGACGTATGCAGATTGTGAACAGTGTGAAGATAGGGCACACCGTATCGGACAACTCGACAGTGTAACCGCTTAT